CTGTTTGATCCAGTCTTGCTTTCTTTAATTGTAACTCGATCATCTTTAGTTTCTTATTAACTTTTGCTGTCTTTGCTGTTATAGCATGTCCTAACATTGTTCCAGCAGAATGAAATATTTCACTAGCATGTTTAGCTTCTACATTCATTCCAAGATCCATTAAGTCTTTATAACTAGCTTTGGCTAATTTTGCGAGTTCATCCATTTCTGAATCACTTGCTTCTAGCCCACGAACAGAAGGAAGTGCTGATTCAATTTTTTCTATACTAGATAAGGAACTTACGGATATGATCTCTTCAGGTAGATTATCAGGCTTAATATCTTCTGTTGGTGTTAATTCGGTATTCTCTTCGTCTGTAGGTAGTTGAAAAAGTTCTTCGAGTTTCTTCATCTTAAAATATCCTCTTTGTATAGAGTTTTAACTTTTAGATATGCTGGGATAATCTGTTTACTTACATTTGATTCAGTAACTAAGACCAAATCATTGTCTTTTGTATGATAATCTTTGTAAGCATCTTCTATATTCTTTGATATTATTTCGCCTAAGTGGCTTTCATTGGACCTATCTGTATTATCAATCCTAAAAGGCGTATCATGTACTTGATTATGTACTTGCACAAACTCATTAATATCCATATTGTTATTTACGGAACATATCTTTTTCTGTAATTATTCTAAATACAATACCTTGTTGTTTTGCCCAATGTTGAGCGGCTTCCCACTTTGCTGTATTAACCGCAACAACAGCTCGTTCTCTTTGGTTCATTCCTTCTACTAGTTTAGTCTGCCTATCTGGTTTAATTTCTATAAGCTCGACACGAGTCTTACCGAACTTATCGCCGTATACAACTAAAAAGTCAGGAACATAATGTGTTTTTTTACCAGTAAGTGGATGTCTATATGGAATTCTAATAGATTCACTTGCCCATTCTAATATATGTTGGTTATTATCACAAAAATCACAGAATTTTAATTCCCAACTTGATCTATACTTAATTCTGCCTTTGCCTGCATACTTTTTAGGATTCTTAGGTGTATAAACGCCTTGTGAGAATCTAGTCATTTTAATACATTTCTGGCGGCAGGTATATTCGGCACAACAACTTGCGACACACCCAACAACGATGTCGACTCTCTTGTCCCATTAAGATAAAACGCTATCGTATTTGTAACTGATAACGCATCTTGATCAGACATTGAACTCAGTACGGTTAGAACTGGAACATTAGTATCCCTTGCTATTTGAAACAGACTAGTAGTAAAAGTCTCAGCATTGTTGACATCGCTTATTAGCTTTTTAAAAAACGAGAATACAATATCGTACTCACTTGCCTGTGCATTTATATCCGTGCTGAATACATTATTAAATATTTGAGTATTAGTATCAACTACCGCCATTATTCTTGACCACTTGTTGGTGGTGGTAAATTTAATCCAGCCTTATTTAATGTGTTTGTAATAGTTGCACCAGCAGTTGATAACCCAGACAAAAATGCATTATCAGTACCAGAAGCTTGAATATCGAATCCATTACTACTAACACCACTAGTCGGCGGTGGTAAATTTAATCCAGCCTTATTTAATGTGTTTGTAATAGTTGCACCAGCAGTTGATAACCCAGACAAAAATGCATTACTAGTAATAGGAACTGGATTCGCCTCTTTTGGTGTGTTAAACGAATCCTGTATAAAATTAAAACCAGGATTACCAACATCTGCCTGTAAGTTCTTAAATGTAGTTATACTATCCGAACGTGTGTTTAATAATTTTCTATCTGTATTAGATGCCCCAGTAGGGAATGAAAAACCACCTATACTATCTGCAATTCTAGGAGCAACAACATTTTTACTTTGTGTTAACATCTCATTTATTAACCCTGCACTAGCAACATTACTAAGATTAGCATTTTTGAATGTGCTTGCAAATGTTCCTGCCTTTTGTACAGCACCTAATATATTACCAGAGGACAAATCATTTACGATTCCAGTTCCAGCATCCATTATACCACCTTGACCCAACAGACTATCTGTAGCACCTGGGCTAGACAATGCACTCCTTGACGTATCGTACAACGCCGGTTCACCGAATCCTTTAACTTCAGAACCTAGTTTGCCTCGTTCATACTTAACAGCCTCGTACTGAAGAGTCATTGAATTTTGCATTACATCACTAGCACTATAATCATATGTATCGTGAGCCCAGCTAGTAATCATTGGATTTATTAATGTATAAGAGACGAAATTGCCTCTATTCAACCCGTAAATTTTAATATCTCTAAAGAACGCTGGTTTAGATTCACCTAATTCACTAGCACCAGTATAACCCCAATCATTTACAGAACGTAAGTTCTCGTATATATCCCGTGGGTTATAACTTGCATTATTGGATGTTACGGAATTACCTCTATCTGTACCATACGAGTAATTAGCATCTTGGTAATAATAACTATAGTAGTTGTACCACATTGACCTAATTAAATCGCTTCCGTCGTCATGGAGTGTAATATCAACTGGTCTATAATTTATTTTCTTTTGAATTAACCGCTTACGATTATATTGATTAAATTCTTCTACTGCAAGATCAAATGAAGGTAATGTTACGGATTTAACTAATATACCAAGTTTGTTCGAATCAGCCGCAGACCCCATAGCATTTGCTAAACTTGGAATCTGCGCTGTGTTTAATGTAAAATAAACATGGAATAAAAACTTGTTGTTTGGGGCTAATGCGTATCCATCACTAGCGAATATTTTGGAAGCATGAGTATAATCTTTTACATACTCGCTTCCAAAAAATCCTTTAGAGAATCCACTTCCAAAACCACTTATCTGATCTTTGGCGAATCCACCGACTTGATCGGTTATTTGGTCACTAATAAAACTACCAAACGCCATATTATTAGCCGTTTACAACATTGCCTAATGCTCTACCTACATCAACTCCAAGTCCACCTTGTCCGATGCCGTCGGTTTGAATTGCATTATCAAACCGAATTGTCATTGCAACTGTTGCAGGTTCACTAGCACTATAGTTTAAATCACCGTAATTTACACTCTGTAAATAACAACCATAGACTTCCCATTGCTCAAGAACCGTTGGTTCGTGTGCTCCATTACCACCGTCTAAGATTTCACATCTAGTTTGGAATTTATAATCAATGCCAGAAGCGGCACTTGCTTGTTCCATAAAGTCAAATTGTTTTTGTAATTGTCGTCCTACTAACTTAGAGATCTCGCCTGTAGCATCGTCTCGTACATTAACGGTAAGATTATCCCAGGTATGTTTACCCTCTAAACGGATTTTTGAGTTATATACGTCAATTTCAATGTCATCGAAACTGACGCTCGGACGAGTAAAATCAATTACTTGTTTTGTTAATTCTGTTGTTATGTCACTTACTCCAAAGTTTAAAAAAGTAATCCTAAATCGATACTTTAACTTTGGCATTAATAGCCCTTGGCTAGGTGCTGACTCGCTCGGTAGTCTGGGTGACATTTTAGTTAATGATGCTGTTGCCATTGTTATTACTCCTATTTTAATAAGTATTTATACATTTTCGGGTCATAAAAAGAGGGGTATTATTGCCCCTCTTTAATATGCTTTAAACAACGATTAGATATTAATTACCACCGCCAATCTCACCTGTATTCTGTATTCTAACTGGAATAAAAATAAATTCTACTGCCTTAACTGGCTCGATTGCTACGTCCACGTAGAGCTCGCTACGATCGATTCGCGAGGGAGTATTATTCGATTCATCACATACTACTAGATAATCAAATATTCCACGTTTTGACATAACATCATTTAATATGCCTTCAATTGAGGCCTTAATATCATCTCTCGTAATCTTATCGTTAGGCTCAAACAAATATGTCTTAGCAACAGATTCAATTACTGTTCTTAAATAAGCAACTAATCTCGCTACATTAATACGATCCAATGCAGTTCCTGATACTGTAGTCTTATTGCCAAAATTAACAAGTCCAGTACCTGGGATAAAGGTCAATGGATTTACATTATTCTCATACAATGTATCTCTAACACCTTGTCTTGTAGCAATTTGTCGAAACTCTCCTTCTTGTGCATCAATATAACCTAACGCATTAACATTATCTATTCCACCACGTCTTGGACCTGCTGGCGCAAACCATGGATAAGATATATCATCGCTGTGTACCATAGTGCGCAACATCATATGACTTGGCGGAACAACTACTGCTGATCCTGTTAAATCATTAGTTTGGCCACTTGGATAGAATACACCTAAGTATTCGTCGTTAGCAGATAGCCCATCGCCTGTTGATGTTCCTAAACCACTGTTATTAGTAGCCCATTCGAATAACTCCGACCCTGACTGTGGTAAGCGCAACGGCGAATCACCAATAACAAATGCTGTGTTATTACGTTCGTTGTTCAATGCTACCATATTTGGAATTAACTCTGGATATCCTGGAGTAGCAATTAAGTTAAAGCGTCTCTCTTCTTCACGAATCTCTGTATTAGCATCCATGCCTGCTTTTAATGCTTGTACAACAATAGCTCGTTGTGCCAAACGGCCCATAAATGGACTACCATCGTTTTTAAGACCACTCACTGTTACCCACGAGTTAGTCTCTGCTGGTAATACACCACTAAAGTTAGTAGCATTAAAGTAATTTAACCTAAATTCTTTAACATTGTACCCACTTCTACGTGTATTAAACAATAATGTACCTGTTGGATATAAATTCTCATCCGGAGCATCTAAATCTAAATAATTACTAGTTAATAAACTAGCAATAGTTGGAATATTTCCACTTACTGGATCAACTGTTCCATCTGAGTCCCAACGAGCATCAGCAAATAGAATACCATCTTCTGTAGTTTGATCTGCACTATCAATTAAATTAAAGCCAATAACTCCAGAAGATGAATTAACTGCTGATTCATAACGATAAATATTTGGATAACTCTCTAAGTCGCTTGTATCGACCCAAATATCGCCAAATGCTAGAACAGTACCGTCGCTTTGTGCTGTTGGTTCTGATGCGCTAACTAGTGGACCTGCTGGATCTGTTAATGATAAATTGTAACCGCGAATATCACTAGCTACAGTCTGATACCCTTTCCAGCCAGTACCATCGTGTATCATAATATCAATCTCATCTACTGCACTATAATACCATTTAGTGCCTTGTATCGGATCTTGCCCTGGTGGTGTGCTACCAGTGCTATATCCTGCCGCAGATGATGCTAAAATCTCCCAATTACTTAAAATTAAATCAGTAGCATTACCATTACGTACATTTATTAAACTACTTGTAAACCCTGCTATACTAAGTCCTGTGCCTACCACGTCATCGATCACAATCACACCGCCTTGTGTATGTGTAATTTTAATAGCTCCGGTACTTGTTACACCAGCTGTTGTATTTGCTACACCTGCCGCTGTAAATGCAGTAACAAATGCCGCCGCATCCGTTCCACCTAGCGCCAGTGTTGTAACTGGAGCACTTAATGTATCACTACCAGCAACACTTGCACTAATACTAAATGTCTCGGTGCCTGCAAATGGTGTAGCTACAAAATCAGCGGTTGCACCAGTAACATCCGTTGCTCCTGTTGCTGAACGTTTAAATACTTTTAATGTTGCTGTATCATCTTCTAATGTATCATATTGGGCATATGTATCATTTAATGCAATAGTAGCACCCCCCGCTGATGAATTTAACGCATTATTAGCGGATTGGTCGTTTTCGTATATTGGAGCACTTTGTTGTACAAAAGTGGCTGTAGCAACATCATATCTTTTAACTACTAAATTTGCACCCAAGTTTACATTTGATGTTTTAATCCAAATCGAACCTGTTGGATGTGGTTCTGTATCAGTTAATCTCCATTGTGGATTATTTGTATGGGCACTTTGTTGTAATTTTGGTGCAAAATAGTCACCTGCTGTGATTGCTAAATCAGATAATAGCGTACCTGTATCCGATAATACTACTTTATCTAAAAGAGCAGTATTATCAACATAAATTTCTAATTTACTACTAACTTCAGCCGCTGTAATACCTGTAATAGTCGCGGCATTAATAAACCCAACTAATTCTGATACTGTTGCCGCTACCAATGGTCCAACCGCTGTACCATTAAGTGTTAACGTATCACCTACTGATAATGTTGGACTAGCTACACTTGTTGCCGCTGGCCAACTATCGTACCAATCTACATCTGCTGGATCAGTAGAATCATTGTCATTGCCGATTAATACCCAGACATTGTTACGATTCTTGTAATATGTCGGTGTATTTGAATGAGTTGTATTAACCACATAATCACCAATAGCACCAATACTAGTTAAAGGAATACCAGTTGATACTCCACCAACTAAATCGCTAACCTCTGTAATAACTGTGGGCACTTTATTAGTAAATGCTTCTGTTGTTTGGTTCCATTCGAATAGCCCCCATGAAGTATTTCCAGTGTCTAACCAGAATGTACCATCAGCAGGATCGCCTGTTGGTCTAGTAGTTGAAGCAGTAAGTTCTGCTAAATCAATATCTACACGTTGTACATATACTCTGTTACTAATCCCTAGTACTGAATATGCCGCTTGTAATCCGTATTCGTTTAATTCATAACCATTAAGTGGAGTACCACCTGATGTTTTATAAAAGAACGGATTACCGAATGTGTTAACAAGTTCGCGTTGACTTGATATTAAAAATGTGTCATTAGCTGTTGATGCTAATGTACCTGATGCAACTGCTGTACCAGCTGGATTTACTTTATTCTCGGCTGTAGCAACCAAAATGTAAGGTACTGTTGATGTTGATGCGGCTGGATAATTACTTTCGTCTACGATAGTGACTTCAACGCCTGGGCTCACGAGTGCCATTGATATTTCTCCTAAAATTTAATCTGTTATATCTATTTATTAAATTACTGAAATATTTGTGGATTAGAAATCACCTTTAAAGGTTTGCTATAAATAGTTAGCTATGAAACGACCTGTCTGTAACGTCTGCAAACAACGATTATGTGCTATCAACTATATTCGCAAAAGAAAAACCTATTATAGGACATCCTGTGATCACTGTATCCGTGCGAAAAAGAAAATAAAACCACTAAAACCCAAATGGCAAGGGTCTGGTTATAAGAAAAAATCAGTTTGCGACCTTTGTGGATTTAGGTCATTGTATCCAGATCAAATAGTAGTATTCCATGTTGACAATGACCTTAATAACAACGACATAAGCAATCTTAGATCAGTGTGCTTAAACTGTGTTATCGAAATAGATAAAAAGGAACTGCTGTGGAAACAGGGCGATTTAATAGCTGATTTTTAATTAAGCTTAGTGATACCTAACTTTTTTAAAGTTCTTTGTAATAAATCAATCTGAAGTATACAATCTTCTAACGCATGATGACTATTGCCTAATCTCTCATTGTCTGGATTTAGTTTATATATAGTTCTGGCATCTAGCACATTATAGTATTGCCAAGGTGGCAATATATTTAGGCTTTTATATGCATGTTCGAGGATAGACATATCGAAGCTAATACCATTCGCCCAAATTCTTTTACTTTTCCAAATAAGCTTACCTAGCTCATCTAACGCATCACTTAATTCGACACGATCTTCGTCACCGAACGCTTCTTCTTGTGCTTCGCTACTCTGCTTTGCCCACCACTCTACGGTTGGATCATCAATCTTTCTATTTTCTTGAGTTTCTGTGTTGATCCTTTTATAAAAATTAACATCTCCGAAACTAGATGTTAATGGATCAAAAGATTGGGCGCCGATTGTTAAAATCACAGCATCAGGTGTAGTACCCAATGTTTCTATATCCAGCATAAGGTCATTTGACATTCTAATAAGTTCTCGTGATTATAAGTTTCTTCTAATTTCTTTTTATATTGGTATACAGTATTCGAGCTAGGAACCTTTATTTTGTCTTTTGATTCTAACCCCATTACGCTGTATAAACATAGCACAAAGAATTTACAATGTCAAGAAGTATTTAACCTATAATCCAGTATAATGGCTGAGAACCATCAATGTAATTACGAAGATCTTCGTGGAGTCTATCCATTTCGGCTTGTGCTTCTGCTTTAATCTGAGCACCATTTAGCGATGAACCACCTTGTGGACCAGCAATAGTAGCAAATTTTTCACGAGCTTCACCCACCATTTGTTTAGCTACTGCATATGTATATTCTTTAATCCACTGTCCAATTTGTGAATCTTGCAGTAATATTACTTCTGGTTTCATGTTATATGTCCACAACATAATATCTTCTTGGTTATTACTTAAAAAGATATCATTATCAACACCAATTCGTATACCTTGCGTCCCTGCGGTAAATCCAGCATCATCTATTGGCGTCCCTGTGACGTTTTTAAGCCTAATAACACCGCTGTCGGTATGTGTTAATCTAACCGAACCGCCTGTGACCGTAGCACTAATACCAGGAATACCTGCTGATGTTACTGCGGTCACAAAATCAGCGGCTGTGCCAGTACCACCAATAGTAACTGTCCTTAAATAAGATATCCACTCGCCACCTGATGTATACGCTGTAAAACCAGTACCATCAATGCCATCTAATGTAAGTGTATTAGCTCCTGTAACTGTTACTGTTATTAATGTGTTAAGAGTTGTATCATTGTTGAGTTCTGACATTCCATTAACACAAGAGATGAGAATTTGATCTCCAGTGACTAATCCATGCGCTGGGCTCGTAATTGATACTGGGCTAGTCCGTGTTGCACCAGTAATAGTACCTTTTAAGTTTGAAAAATCTACAGAATTACCAGCATGTATTACAGTTTTAATACTTGCACTAATAGCAAATTGATCGCCTATAGTAAATGTTGGAGATCCTAATCCTGCAAAACTAGTACTACCAGATGCTTTTGGATTTCGTACAATCCTTAACTTTTTTGTTACTGAATTAAATGTATAATTCATATGCCCACCGAACATACGTTGCGCTAATTCTAAAAAGCCTGTATATAATTCGTATGTAGCTAAACCACCACTATATGCAAAATTAAGAAGATACACATTTAATGCCGCCGAACCAAAAGGATCAAACCCAGTAGCACCGCCTTGGCCGCCCATTCCACCTAATGTACGCCTAAAGACCTGTCTCACATGAGTTACTTCATTAGGAAGAGTGTATTCATTTACAGAGTCTTCCAATGTAACAAATACATAACTCTCTTCTGTAGCATTCTGCGATCGTTGTCTGTAAACACCCAATGCTTGTTCGTATGCTGTTTCGTAATGCGCTGGATCTAATTCGACACCGACCATACCCGACCCGAGACGGAACGCGGCATAATCGAATATACTTTGTTTTAATGATGCTAGAGTTGTCATATGTTGTATTTATTGATTTGATTTAATTAATAATACTATCAGGGATATATTTCTTTATTTCTTCTGCCCACTGACACATCCCGTCTACTGTTAAATGCATACCATCATATATAAAATCGTGTTTTAAACCATATTCAAATGGGGTGAAATTTATATAGTTGTCCCAATTTATATGCTGATAATATGCGTTTGTCTTGTCAATTAAACCAAGACTCGGTTCATCATCGGCGATTCCTTTAGACAACGGATTATATATAAACGAAAAATTATATTTAATTTTGTGATTATCCAAAAAATTAGTTACCGAACTGATGCTTTCTAGACTTAGCTGATTACAAAGTTTATCATCTGTATCTGAGTAATACATATCAGCTATATCCTGAAAAATTTCAGATGCACCTTGTTCGATAAAATTTTTCACAGGAGGAAGGTTATGGTTGCCACCTGTAAAAAAGTAATTGACATTATTGCATTCGTTTTCCGACGCATTATACAGATAGTCACGCAATAATTCGGTCGTTGAACTAGGTGGAATTGGAATATCTATACGTCTAACTCCACTCCATAATATAAAAACATAGTCAGGTTTATTATTTAGATCTATATTTGATAATATCGACGATGCTATATATCGATTACCAGCG